GAACATATAGCCAAGCCCTTTGCTGCTGCGGTAACCTCTCCCTTTACACCATCCGTAGAGGGAACCGAGGGTCTATCTTGGCTTGAGCGCGAAAGGAAAGAATACGAAGAGTGGGCCGAGCCCGTCCTTTTCAGGGTGGGTGAGTTTGAGTTCAAACCTACTAAGGGCATTCTTGAGACTGTGCCGTGGTTTGCTACCGCCATAGCTACTGGGGGACTTTCCACCTTAGCAGGTGTGGGGGCTAAGACTGGAATCACTGGCCTTACACGTGCTGCTGCGTTGGGTACTAGAGCCATGCGTCCTGTTCTTGCTGCTGAGAGAATAGTCAACTACCCCATTGCCAAACCCCTATCGTTACTGGGCAAACAAGCCAAGAAGCTCGTTATGGGCAACTTACCAGCGACGGCTAGATTTGTTGCCCCTACTGCCGAGGCGATAGAGAAAGTCATTACCAAAGATGACTGGCAGAGAAAGGTTGCACAGCTATTCGGCAGACAACCCTTCTTGAAGTCAATCACAGAGAGAGTCGGTGGTAGGGCGGCTACGGTTACTACTGCCGTTGAAGACACCACCGCCAGGGCTCTTTTAGTGGGGGCTAGAACTCAAGAAATCCTCCTAAGTAAGGGTCAGGCTGGACTTGCCACCTTGAGACAGATTCACGTTGACCCCGTAAGATTGTTCGGTGTTAGCGAGAAAACCGGAATTGCCAGTAGGGTTAGGGCGAGGGCTGGTCAATCCTTACACATCAATGACATAGCCGAACACCCCACCAATTACATCCTCAATGCTTCCCAGAAGTCCTATATCGAGCAAGTCCACAGAGTAGAGGATTGGGTACTGTCCGGTTTGAAAGAGGCGGGGATTGAGGTAAAACTTCTAAAGTTTGACGAGTTTTCCCACTGGGTGCACAGGGAAGTTATCGGTAAGAATGTGTCCGATGCTTTGGTCAAACTAAAGAAGGTCGGCGGCAAGATAGGGGCGTTGCCCAATTGGACAAGGACAAGATTCTACGAGACTGCCGCCGAGGGTGTGCAGAATGGGCTTTTATATGAATCTTCTTTGGAAAGGGTTGTAGAACTCTATGTCCAAAGTGCCGCCAAAATGGTGGCAGACCAACGAATAGCAGGGATGGTTGGTAAACTCGGTGTCACTCCCTTAGAGAGGGCGCTGAAGATAGCCCCAGAGACCCTACAAGCCGCAAGGGAGACCACTCTTCGGCTTAGTAATGCCAAACTGCTACTCAAGGCATCTAGTAGGGCCGCCAGGGGAGAGGCACTACCCGAAGTTACCCTAAGGTCATTGGAACGCAAGTTTCCCGACCTTGGAAGGCAGCTTAGAAATGCTGGTACGGACAAGAAAGCCTTAGGGGAGGTTTCTCGACAGGCCAAACAAGTAATAGAGTCTACCCAAGCTCCGTTCTACAAAGCAAAAGCTGAGAAGGCTTTACTGATGGAACAGGCCCGCTCTCCTACCCTAGGGACTGAGGCAACTATTTCTCATCCCGCGTTTCAGGGGAAGATTTACCCCAAGAATGTAGCGGGGGAGATACAGAGATATTGGGATGATGTTGGGTTTGGGCCACTAAACAAACTCGCCACTCTCTCGGGGGAAATGAGAACCCTCGTTGCGGCGGCTGACTTTTCCGCGATGTTCATTCAGGGCCTCCCCGCTATTGGTAGACATCCGGCGGCATGGGCCAAGGCTGCAGTGGCATCATTCCGGGCCTTTGGGAGCCCAAAGTCCTATCAGGAATATCTCACTAAGAACTTCGGTACACTGACCGAAAGAGCTAATTACGGTGGGTATATCGGTGGGTTTGAGTTTATGGAGGCCGTGCCCAAGTTACAGGAACTTGCGGGATTGGTGACCAAGGTAGCAACTGGTAAGTCACGACTCGGACAGCAAGCAATCCGACAGAGTTACGGTAGGTGGGAAGCATCCTTTGGTGCTTTCGGCGATGTAGCCAGAAACGAGATGTGGAAGGCTCTCAAGTACAAGGCCAAAACCCCTGATGAGTTATTCGAAATAGCCCGACATATTGACAGAATGACAGGCGTGATGTCCTCTAAGGGATTGGGGTTAGGTAAGACCCAAAGAGACTTTGAATCAGCTTTTGTATTCTTTGCCCCTAGATACACTAGGGCTGGGTTTGCCCTCATAGGGGACACCCTAAAAGGTGGTATAACTGGCGCGGAAGCCAGGAAATCATTGGGTTCGATGATGGCGGCGGGGGCGGTAATATATTCCGCCGTTGCCACTAAGATGGGACAGGAACCCAATTTTGACCCATCGACTGCCAAGTTTATGACCATTGAAATCCAAGACCCCATTACTGGAACCACTAGACGTTTTGGTGTGGGTGGAATGATGACTTCCCTGATGAGATTCGGGGCCGATTTACAGGCGTCCATTACGGGAGCCGGTCAGAATGAACCCTTAGACTTGGTGAGACTGGATAGATTCGACAACCCCTTTATCAAGTTCCTCTTTTCCAAGACCTCCCCTTTGACGGGTGCCGCCGAGGGTTTGGCAATGGGGCACAACTTCTTTGGCGAACCGTTTGAGAACTTTGGCGATTATGCCCAGTTTATGTTTGAGAAGACCCTACCAATCTCAGTCCAACAGATTTCAGAAACGGGTGAGTTCGCCCCCTCTGGGCTTTTAGGTGAACAGGTGGGCCTCAGGGTCTTCCCCCAAGCTGACTGGGAAAAGAGAAACCTTGAGAGAGATAGAGTAGCCGAAGAGACTCATGGTATGAACTGGGATGAGGTTGGTACTCGACTAGGTAAACTGTCACAGTTGCAATTAGAGCAACAAAGCCCTGAACTCCGAAGACTTACAACTGTCGCTCGGGAAAGCTCTGATAAGACTGCCAAAGGTGAGGGGAGGGTTTGGGCTTCATGGAGAAGAGACGGCGAGGTAATTGAAGATAGATACCAGGATTACATTACTGCCATTTCTGACGAGTATGAGATAACCAGAGATGCGGTTCAGTTTAGAGAGAAGGCTGATTATGCGGCTGGTGTCCGTAGGGAGATGTACGCCGCCAGAGAAGCCGACCCCAACTATGGGGAGATTCAGGCGTTCTTTGCTGAACCCTCCAAACCAAACGAGAGTGCCAACCCCCTAGACGCGGCCAGAAAGGTTTACCACCAGTTGATGTATGCCGGTGATATGACTGACCCGTTTGGGAATTATAACTTTGAAGAGGCAGAAAGACGAGAACGGCAGTTTGTTGATAAGTTCGGTCAGGGTGCATTGGACTACATAGAGGAGTTCAGAGGGGCCAAGTGGGACGAACCTATGCCCATGAAGATGCTCAGGGAGGCCAGAAAGACCCTAGAACCGTACTGGCAGATAGTTAGTGAGGTGTGGGCTAGCTACTCCCCTGAGGCTAAGCAGTTATCGGAAAGGGCGCGGATTCTAAAGCGTGAAGACCCTCGCGCCGAGAAGAAACTATTGTTTGAAGCCAAGGATTCTAATGGCAATCTCTTGGGGCCGCAAGTTCTAACTGCTAGAAAGTGGATAGCACTTATGCAGAAGAGATGGAAACGAGATAATCCCGACGCTGCTAGAATGTTGAGGATATTCTACTCGTTTTGATAATCGGCTAAAAGTTTGTAGAGGAGGGTTCTCATACTACCAGCGCTGACATTGGGTGCCTTGGGGATTGAGACAATTGCCTGAGATAGGTCTATGTTATCAACCATATCTCTTGCTGTAGAGAGCGAGATGGGATTGTTGTATTGCTCTTCGGCATATTCACTGCTGAAGAACTGTTCACCATCTGGGAACTTACAAAGAAAATCGCCAAATCCGCCGCAGGATGTAAAATGCGCAACTTCAGTCTCGTTGGCCGTCAGTGAGTATTCCCCGTGTAATGCAAGTGCAAGGAAAATGTCCGCCCACAAACTACGCTCAGTCACATTCCCACCTCCTAACTGTATTATAACACAACCAAGGGGGTAAGTCAAGTGCCGCTCAAGAAAGGTAAGTCGAAGAAAGTAATCAGCCAGAATATCAGTGAGTTGGTACGCTCTGGCACACCGCAAAAACAGGCGGTCGCTATTGCTCTTGCTGAGTCCCGAAAACCGAGCAAGAGAACTATTAAGTCTCCGCCGAAGCCGAGGCCCAAAGCTAGAAGATGATACCTGAATTACGCTGTCCTAACTGCAAAAGACTACTTGGTAAGAACTTTGAAGGGACTATTGAGATAGTCTGTAAGTGCCATTATTTCAAGAAATGGCAGGAACCCCTTGACAAATAGAGTCAAGTGTGTTATAGTAGATATAGTGGTGTAGCTCAACGGCAGAGTGCTGGTGACTGGGGGTGGGAGCCCTCCTTGGAGTCAGTAAGCGGCAGCCAGTAGGAGCGGGTTCGACTCCCGTCACCGCCACCAATAGAACCTTAACAACAGAATATAGAGAACCCTAAGAGGGTCAGATTTGAGTGCAAAAGCACCGGTCTGGCCCTTTTTTTGTTTGTGTTTCAGGTAGGAGCACAAAAGGAGGAACGTGATGGACGACGACACAGTTCAAACCGATTCAACTTCGGCGGGAGAGGAATCAAAAGAAGCTACACCGGAAGCGGTAGTAGAACCCACAATGGCAGAGACCATTCAAACTTCTGTCGCAGAAGCGATGCAGGGAATGGAGTCTCGATTGAAGCAGAGCGCAAGAGATACGGCGCGCTTTGAGGCAACCAAGGCTAGGCCAGAGGAGGGGGTAAACACCGCAGTCAGGCAGGCGCTAGAGAATTGGGACAATACTGACGGGCGAACCGTAAAGCAAGTGCTTGATGAGGCGGACAGGGATGCTCAACTCAAAACCTACCGGGACAGAGATGAGGTGGCCTTGCGCCAGCAGGAACAGATAGACCAAGGGAAACTACTATATGACAACTTCCTTAGGTCGCAGAAAATTGACCCCAACGACCCTCAACTTGATTGGGCAAGGGACGAAACCGATGTTCCCAAGGCGATAGAACGATTCAACGAGTCAGTGGCTAAAATCGTAAGAACGCGGGAGAAACCCGCAGAAGTCAAGAAGGATAGCGATGCTGACTTTGTTGACACGGCCCAAACTACTGGTACGAAGAGTTTTAGCATCCCAGCGAAGAAGGAAGACTTCGGGCCTTGGCTCGACAAGCTCCCTTATTCAGTTTACAAGGAACACAAAGAAGAGATAGAAGCTGCCCATAATAGTGGGCAAATGAAATAAGGAGATTTCACTATGGCAATTTCTGCCAGAATTCCAGTTGGTGCTGATACCGCTGGATTTGTACCCGAACTATGGTCGAAGAACGTACTTGATGCTATTCACAGCAGACTAGTTATCGTTCCTTTGGTTGACCATACTTGGGAGCCCGAACTAACAAAGGGCGATACGATGAACGTCGGTATCCTCAATACCGTCACGGCCACTGAGGTCACGATTGGTACTGAGGGTGTCGTTAAGGACATCGCCCAAGGCACCAAACTTCAAATAGTCATTGACCAATACTTTGAAGCACCTGTGGTCATTGACGACATGACCAACCTCCAGAATCAGGTTTCCCTTAGAGGCAAGGCCGAACGAGAGTCCGCCTATGCCATCGCCAAGAAAATGGATAGCACCCTGTGTGACCTGTTTGATAACTTCCTTACTACTCGCGGAACCGACGGTAACGCAGTCACGGATGACGTTCTAATCGAGGCAGTTGAAGACCTCGATGAGGCTGACGTTCCCGAAGACCAGAGGGTGTGGATTGGCGACCCATCTGTTA